ATGCGAATGATGGATCTTTTTGTGGTGATCTGGCGTCGGGTTCTCCATGTTCGCATGGAGGACACGTCCGGGACCCTGAGATCCTTAACTCGAATGCGGCCTTTCGGATGCGCGCTTCTCAGCAGATGGGCTCTCTGCTTTCGTTCCCCTTACTCTGCATACAGAATTACATCGCTTATCGGTGGACTTGTTTCAAGACTCGGACTAAGTCTCGGAACATCCCCGTGCTTATCAATGGCGATGATATTTTGTTTCAATCTACGACAGAGTTCGCGGCCGCTTGGATGGATGAGGTTGGTAGGGTGGGTCTGGAGGTGGAGCGTACTAAAACGTCCGTTAGCGAGGATTTTGGTTCTTTGAACTCGACCTTGGTTCGTTGGTCGGGGGACTGTCTTCGGATAGTCCCCACTCTTCGCTTCGGTATGCTCCGCTCTCCCGATTTCCCTCATTGCCTCTCGAAGGTTTTTTCCGAGTTTGTCTCCTGTGCCCCCCGCTCCGGCGGGCGGAGGTTCTATGCAGCCCGCGAGTGGTTCTCCTGGCAGCGTCCGTCTTTCCAATCTGGCCTTTCTTTGGCCGAGCTTGGGTTTTCGGGTTCGCTTGCTTGGAGAGCCGCCTCGCGTGAGGGGCTGTTAGAGCTGCAGAAGGCTCGGATTGAGACCGGAGGGACCTTGGACAAGGTCCTCCCACCTGTTCGGGATCTTCACAACGTCGTGCTTTCCGGCGACAATGTTGTGAGTGTACCCTCATTGACAGAGGAGGAGGAGCTGGCCTTTGGTCGGGAAGTCGTTGCGTGGAAGTGGACATTGGCGCGGAACGTTAGGATTAATCGGGCTTTGTCAAAACTTCGTTTCTACCTTGCGCTGCATAGCGTGAGGAGAGCGGAAGAACCCGATCCTGCGGTTTTCGCGTGTTCACGAGCCCTGGAGCAACGGCCGTGGTGCGAACGTCGTCGTGAAGACGTTCGCTGGAGGGATGTGTACAAGGAGGCCTTCTTTAAGCCACGCCCGGTGGAGACCGGCGTTAAGCTTTATTTTGATTATTTAGACAGGCTTCCTTCGTACGAGGAATGTGGTCCGCAGGTGAGGGGGGACCGCCCGGTTCGTTCCATCAAAGGCAAGTACCTTGAGGCTCTTTATGCTCATGGTGTTTGTCGGCAAGATAAAGGGAATGAGGGCCGATTCAATTTGGCGGCGTGAGCAACGCCGCAGGGAATGGAAGTTTCTTGTGGATCCAAGTTAGGACGCCCTCCGAGGATGGATGGGTCTTTGTAGGCGTGTCGCATGTGGTCCAATCACGTAATAGTGATGAGGGCGGCAGTGGAGTGAATGAAAGGGGAATGCAGAAAGCGGACTCCCTCGCTAGCTTCTTGGGCTATGGTCGAGGCGTCGTTGGCGAAGTCTAGAGCCTCTCCTGCGTCAGTGGGACACTTCGACTAGCTGTATCGGCGTGGCACCTCGCCTAGAAGGACCTAGAGCCTCTCCCGTAAGGGACACTTCGGTCATGGAGGCGATGATGCGACGGAGCGAGTGAGTAATTGCCCCGAGTAAAGAGTGAAACTGTCTTCCGAAAGGCTGGGGTGGTGAACCCCCGTAAGTCGGCCCCAACTACCGGGGAACCTTTCCAACTGGAGCGACATGGTGAAGGGGATCAGTACGGAGGGGGGC